ATATTTTGTTTTGCTTTCTTAAGAGTCTTAACCATTTCTGGAGTCCATTCAAACTCCATATTTGCGTTAGGTAAATCTTTATTACCTAAATAGAACTTATCCTCTTTTTTTTGGCGCGGCATTAATAAATATTTACATGACCGGAAAAGATTTCGACACATTAAATGAAGCTTACAGAACTAAAGTAAGCGAGGTAGCACCTGCAGTAGCAGTAGTAGGTCGCGCTGTTGCAGGCGTTGCCGCTAAGAAAGCAGGTCAAGCATTAGCTAAACGTCTTAAAAAAGACGAAGAAGAAGTAGAAGAGGGTAAACACGAAAAGCCCGACTATATAGATGCTGATGGAGATGGTGATAAAAAAGAGCCAATGAAGAAAGCTTTTAAAGATAAGAAAAAGAAGAAACCTATTAACGCAGCCCATTGTAATGAAAAAGCAACCGACCAAAGACCGTCTGATGAGGTAAAGTCTGATGATATTTTGCCTGATAGTGCTTGTGAGCAAATTCATGACGAATTGCAAGAACCTGTTGACGGAGAAGAAAAAGAAGATAAAAAGCCTAAAAAAACTGCGAAAGAGAGCATAAATAATTCTAACAAAGGTAATATTATGTCCGAAAATAAATCA